ACGCCTAGTGCTGTGGTGGGGTCAGCCACCACAGTACTCATCGTCAAAACCGCGCTCGTCAAAGCTAACGCGGACAAACTCCCCGATGCCGCACCGCTAAATGTCGGAGCGGCAATGGTCGGGGTTCCACCAAGCGTATAGGTCCCCGTCACCGTTCCGGTGAGCACGGGCGTCGTCAATGCGAGACTCGTAAGACTCCCCGTTGCCGTACCACTGAAGGCGGGGTTACTAATCGTAGCCCCTGCCAGCGTCAACGTCCCCGTTGAGGTACCAGAGAAGGAGGGGTTACTAATCGATGGAGTAGGGATCGTGGCCCCAGCCAGCGTCAGAGTCCCCGTTGAGGTACCAGAGAAGGCGGGGTTACTAATCGATGGAGTGGGGATCGTAGCCCCAACCAGCGTCAAGGTCCCCGTTGAGGTGCCACTGAAGGCGGGATTACTAAATGTTTTATTCGTGAATGTTTCTGTCCCTGTCAACGTGGCAAGCGTGAGCCCAGACACGATCGGTAATGTGATACTCACGGCGGCCCCGGCGACCAGCGTCGTGGCAAAGGCGCCCGTCGTAGTGAAATCTCCGGCAAGAGAGAGTGCCCCCGCGGTAAGAATCAGCGCGGTCCCGCCACCGTTGACAATGACCGCTTTACTGGGAAATCCCGTCATGGCGGGGAGTTTCCCAAACCCTGTAGCGATCAGAGCAAATTCGGCACGGATAACCGAGGATTGTCCCTGCGTACCGGTGACGGGATTTGCGGTTACGGTGTAATAGTCACTAGGCATTAGCGTAGTCCTCGCCTTGGAGAATAGTGTGTGATGATCGAATTGATGGTGAACGAAGCGATATAATTGGTCCCTGTCGAGATGCTATATTGAATGTTCTGCGCACTCCCAGACACGCGGACGTTCGTGGGGGCGAGGGTATTCCCATCCCAGAAGAAGGCATCCCAGAAGAAGGCATCCCATAAGGGAATAGCCGAGAGCCCGGAGTCATAGCTCACCACACCGGGTTGGTGGGTTTCTACGTTCCCATAGTTCAAATTATACCCGAATTGCAGGGCCGCATAGGCGGGGCTTTGAAGCTCGATACTCGCGCGATGAAATCGCTTCTTCACGCGAGGGGTCTTGATACTGTTCCAGTTAAACACGAGGAATGCCGAGATAACCCCTCCGTCGAAGGACGTCCCTTTATCCATCTGGTACACGAACCCTGAGATGGCCCCTCCACAAAACAGACGCTCTTGGGTCGTGCGCGCAAAGCTGGACCAGGCGGAGTACATCGGGTCTAGATAGAGCCCCTTCGTAAATCCGGCGAGTTTGCCATTGATGACGGTGGCCATCAACACGCCCCCATCAGAAAACAGCACCCGATATTGATTCTTCGTCCGGTTGACCATCGCGGTGACAGTGAGTGCACGCTGGGCTTCGATGTAATCTGAGATGTTGGTGCTGAGTGTGGCCGCCCTAAAATTCCCATAGTTTTGTGTGGATTGCAGATTCATGAGTCCCGCGGAATCGAGCCAATAGCTCTGATTCAGGAGTTGCCCCGTAAAGGCAATCGCTCCAATGCCGACATTAAACCCGACGAGGTTCCATGTCGTGGACCCCGTGCCATACAACATCAGGGTGTTCGAGCGTGTCGTGATCCCCAGTGCCGCCGTGGTCGTCGTCCCGGGCTGATTCAAGAAGTTTGTGACAATATCCCCGCAGCCAATTTCGGTCGAGGTGGCCGCGGCGCTCGTCCACTGGTACGGTTCTCCCGGGACGCTATGAATCACCGAACTCCCGAAGGCAAAGAAGAGCTGGAGCTGATGAATCTTCACATGGGTCGGGTTGTCGGTGACCGTCCCTGTCGTAATGGGGGCGAGGATCGTCCCATCGAATTCAAATCCGCGATTCACACCGTCACACCCGTACACCCGGATCGTGCTCGCTTGGGAGCGGAAGTTTCCAATATCGAACTCAAATTTCCCACCCACCGCGAGGGTGATCGCGGTCGACGGCCCACTGGTGGTGCAGGTCTCTCCCCCCGTGATCGTCGCGGCCCCACCTTCAAACTCACTGCCCCCGGGTGGATCGATGATAAACCGCCCGGCTGCCGTGCCCGCTGCCCAGGAACCTGACTGGAGCATGACCCGTTTAATGTTCGCCGTTTCTCCACCCACCGTTTCCGTGAGCACGTCCCCTTCGGCCGGGGGTGTGGCATTGCCGGCGCCACTGCCAAGCCCTACGGTAAAACTAATTTCCCGAAGGAAGGTGACCTGGGTCCACCCACTGGTGGAGGACTTGTACAGATCGACGCCTGTCGCACCCGCGTTGTCGCGAAAGGCATAGACAGTCTCGGTCGACCCGATGATGTAGGATATGACTCCGCGCACAGGACCTGATCCAGGGACTTGACCAATGAGGGCTCGATACACATCGGCCGCCATCGAGATATATTGCGCCGTCTGGAGTGGGGTGATCGCCAGCGTACCCGCCACGAGGGTGGTAATCACCGTCGCTCCCACCTTGACGACCTCGTACACGAACGTCCCCACGACTTTGGTCAGCACCATATAGGAGGCCGTGAGCGCGAGAAGGGTGCCCGTCGCGCCAGAGGTAAACCCGGTGATGGTATTGCCCACAGCGGGAGTGTTCGTCAGTGTCGCGAACGAGACAATCGTGATCGAGGCCGCAGAGGGGGAACTACGCCCGTCGTATCGCTCGTACCCGGCGATGCGGGTATAGCCCCCACTCTGTACCGCCGACACTTCGAAATTCTGCACGTCGCGCACCACCCCAGGATACATCTCGAGGGTGGGGGTCGACAGATCCCACCCCCCGCGCATATACACGGTGTCATACTGAATCGGTGCGAACGTGTCTTCTTGTTTTAACATTAGGCGAGCGATGCCCCCGGCGTCACTTCAATCAGACGGGTATTCTCGAGCCGGCTCATGAGGGGGTCCCCCAGGGAACGGGCGGCCATTCGCACTTCGGGAGCACTTTCAAACATCGCATATTTCTCCATCGCCTTGGCGACGATGATGGGATAGTATTGTGTCGGGAGCCCGGTCGGCACGTCCGCGTCCACCGCCATGGCCGTCGGCAGCCGATAATAGTCACCCTTCACCGTGTATCCAGCGGAGGGGCAAGGGAGGACGATCCCATTGTCAGGATGTATACTGAAGACGACCGGTTGACGTTCGGTCGTGTGGAGGGCCCCGAGGTCGTAGCTGTCTCTCCAGGCCTTGTAGCTGACATACGTCATGAAGATTTCTGACACGACTCCTGTCGCAGTCGTGTAGACACGGAAGGTCTCACGCGCCCATGAGGACACATCCCCGAGCGTAATGCCCATCCCGGTGGCCGTATATTTTGTTTGGGAGGCGATTGTGGTGAACGAAAACCCGGGGGACACCACCATCCATCCCCAGTCGGGGTACTTCTGTTGCAGGTCCATCCAGCCTTGATTCACCCAGGTGGAGAGCGCGAGGATTTCTCCCGTGGCCCCCACAAGCGTGGATGGAGGGTCCCCTGCGATGCCCACCTCGATCGATACGCGTTGCACGAGCTCGAGGAAGTTCGTCGGACTGAGAGACGACATGAGGACCCCCTTACATTAGGCTTGCAACAGACGCGTCAACCACTCCACTCCTGCGGGGTTCTTGTCTTCGATCACGCTGAAGGTGCACGTCGACGTGACAATCCGATCGACGAGGTTCCGCGTTTCTCCACCAGGGAGATCCTCGACCTGCGTTTGGATATTGTCCATCTTCGAACTCGCGAGCACTTCGACATATTTCCGTCTCGTGATGAAGGCTTGCCCGCGCGGGAGATAGCCCATCGGCGTCCACCCTTGGCGAAATAGCATTTCTGCTTTCACGCCGTTGATGGCAATCATGTCGGTACAGCGGGGAGAAAACTTTTCGTGTGACCGATGAATCAGAATGGTCATCGGCTCTTCATTAAAGGCGAGCTTTTCGATCTCCTGCTTGACGAAGGGGCCTTCGGCAACGACAATTTCGGGTGTCCGCTCCAACTCAACTCCGAGGGGCGGCATGACGATTGTGGGCTTCTGCGCCGGCTCTTGCGAACGCGAATCAAACTCCTTGCGGAGTTGGCTCGCCTTTTTGGATCGGACTAGGGGAATGGCTTCTGTGGTCGACATGGATCCTCCTCGGTTAGTGATGGCAGAATGGGATACGGTATTTTTAGGAACGGAACGACTGCTCGAGTGACTCTTTTTCGTTAAGCTCTCTACTAGAGGTGGGGCCTGACCCAACCCCATCGCGTTTCAGATATTCCACTAACGCGAGAAGTTGAGGAACGGAATCTCTACACATACCTAGAATTATATTGCACTGGTGACATATCCACCCGCGAAATTTTCCAGTCTCATGATTATGATCCCAGCATATTTTTCCAGCGAATCCGCACACTTCACACAAGCTGGGTTTTTCACGACCAGCCGATGCCATACGGGACTTCATACGATTTTGGTAGCCCGTTGCTCTTCGAGTTCTAGCTGGGCCGCCCTGGTAACACTCATAACACAACCCCTTCGCCACATGAACACGATCGGGATGGCTTTTGGCAACACCCAGGGGAAGTACACTCAATTTTGAAGGATCCTTCTTATCTTTTCGCTGATCCTTCATGTAACAGTTATTACATAACCCCCGAGCATGTTGGGGTTTGTCAGGATGGCACTCTGCGTTGCGTTTTGTCCCACGGGCCATGGTCCCTCTTGTATGTAGTGGCGGGGGCTTTACTAACCCCCGCCATACATACTTCAGAAGATGGTACCTGTCAAGCCACCTGGGGGCGTGAAGGAATTTGAAAAATGTTGATTATGGCGTTCGTATATCCAGTGGCTGCCCACGAGGCGGTACCCAGGACAATGGCTGTGGCAGACGCGGTCGCGCCGGCTTTCAGCACTTGGTAGGCGAACGGCACCATCGTGCTCGGAATCGCCGGGAACTGCGGGGCATTGATGAAGCTGCCCAGCATATCCAATTTTTCAATCGGACCCTGCGACACGGCCACGACGCCAGCAATCAACCCGTACACGGCAACGGCGCCGGAACCAGGAGTATTTGCCACCGACGCACCCCCCGGGATAGCCGGGAAGGCCAGACCCGTGGTTGCGTCCAATACCGGTGCGGCTTGGTTGGTGATCGCGGCCAGAGTGGTCACGAACTTCCCGTCGAGAACGGGTACAATGGTGACGGTCGTGGTCAGCGTGGATGTGGTCCCCGTGACGAACGCGCCGTTGGTGAGTGAGGCTGTAAGCCCCCTATGAGTAAGATTATCCATGTTCGAATGCTCCTTATGGATCACCGGGTGGGAGGGCCCACCCGGAGTCCCGTTATGCCGTCAAGTTCGAGTTCCAGATTCCATTGACTACACAGGTGAACAAGGTCGCCTTGTTGGCGGCCTGTGCGAGACCTGTGTTTGCGGACAGCGCGTTGATGGATTCCCCCAGTGCGGGGAACACCGTCATCGAGTTGGCTGCCGCCGCATTGACCACCGTCATCGACATTCCCGCCAACGCCTTTGGAAGCGTGATGGAGTCCGCTGCAGTCACCACGGTCGTGACGCGCAAATGGCGGTAGTTCTGCAGAGAGGTGGACTGACCACCTCCCGCGAGAGCGGTAATCGCGTTATCTGTCTGCATCGCAGGCAGAATGTTCGTGACTCCGTTTCGACCGACGATGCCCAACAGATCTCCGTTGTCAGAGAACAGGAAGGGTTTGTCGGTCAGTTTGAAATTTGCTTTGCCTGGCATTGTCTAGTCCTCCTCAAGGTTCAGTGTGGATTAGACCAGTGTCTTCACGCCAGCAAAGCCCACTGCCATCCAGCCGTTGTTCTCAACGGTGGCTGCCTTGTACCACATGGTACCGGCATATCCCCTCTGTCCGTGGGGATCGGATTTCGTCTTCACACCAGGGGCCAGGTAGGTCGGATCCAAGGCTTTTTCGCCACGAACCGCCAGTTGGCTCCAGGCATCTTGTGCGACCACAATGAAGGGGTACACGTCGAGGCTGGTACCGGTCGTGCTGAACAGCCCGGTCGTGCCGATCGCGGCTCCACCGTTCTGCAGCGAAGGAAGATCCGGGGAGGTGAAGAAGCGCATCCGCTCCACCGCACCGATCTCGAACTCCTGCGGCTTCCCACTGGCATACTGCTCCGCGGGGATGAACCCGGGAAGATCACGAATATCTGGTTCCATGTCCGTGTGGACGTAGAACGCATACCCGCGCGACACCGGCGTGGTGTTGAAATCAGACGACGCCTTCAGCATCGTGTTCACCGGGGTGCTGTGATTCGCCTGGAGCGACTTCGCAATCTTCCGGATCAGACCGAGTGAGAGCCCGCCGTTCACCGTCACGATCGTGGTGCCTGTCCCGCCGAAGAACTGGTTGGTACATGCACGCAGCACGCCCCAGACGATCAGCTCGTTCACCAAGGTGACGCGTTCGCCAACCTGGCGGATCATTTCCGTCGGGATGTCATCCTCGTACAAGTCATAGGTCTTGTTCGTGAATGAGTAGAGGCACGAATACTGGACGATGACTGTGGTCACGTCCATCGGCACGATGCTCTCGGGCAAGGGCGTGACGCCTTCTTGCACGATATGGCTCTGCACGATCACCGCACCACGATCACCGTTGGCCGTGGGGAAGAATGTATTCTGCGTGGTCGCGCTCGTCGCCGTGGCGCCGAACGGAAGGAACCGGCGAGACACGTAGGTATCGCTGGAATTCTTCGGCAGTTCAACCTGCCGACCCTGCCGGCTCAGGCACTCCTGCGGAACCGCGTGCTTGAGGATCTGGCCCTTGAATTTATTGATCCGCCCTGCCGTCAAGGCGTAAGTCTGTGTACCGTTAGGCATTGTCTACTCTCCTTTTAATCGTTGAAACCCGAATTGAACTCTTCTGTCAACGTCTTGGCTTTCGGTCTCTGTGGAGCCGGGGCGTGCCCTTTTGACGGGGCCGCTTCTGCAAGTCGTTGCGCTCTCTCATTCACGGGACTTTTCGGTGGGACCGTGACCGTTTTTTTCGACTGCGCTTTGAAGGTATCCAACGCTTTTGCGGTCACGCGTGGATCCCAGGATTGCAACACGTTCGTCTCGTATGCGACCCCTTGGGCATGCAACCATGTCCGAAATGGGGTGGCCTCTGTCGGGGGGCCCACCACCGTTTCCCAGTCTTCGTGCCGGTCAGCCAACCGTTCCAGCGCAAACTTGTGCTCGATGGCCAACCGTTCCTTCGCCACCCGTTGGTCGACGAGGGTGGTAATGCGAACATTCTCCGCTTCCTGGTCGATCACAACCGGTGCGGGCGAGGTACCTTTGAATTTCCCAAGTACCTTCGTCAAATCTTCAGCGAGCTTCACGGCAATGTCCGGCATGTCTCCGAATGACGCCAGATCTTCCGCCTTCACCGTAATCGCCTGACCCACGGGCGTGGATTCCTGCAATTGCCGGATCGTGCGTTCAAGCCCACCGATTTTCCCAAAGGCGTCTCCGCGTACCTTCTCCACGGCTGTCCGTGCATCTTGTGCGCCAGCGACATCATTCAACAACTTCTGAAATTGTGCATCCGTGATCTTGGCATACACGACGTCAGGTTCTGGAATCGGAGGGGCTTCAAACTCCTTGGTCTCTTGAACCGGGGGGTGCTCGATCACCACGGGTTTCGCCGTCACGTCTTCCAGGGTGTTGTCAGAGGTGGTGGTCTCGTTGAACCCCTCCGCAAAACTCGCCGCGGCCTCAGCCTCAGTCTGTTCCACGATAGGGGTTTCGTCTACCTCCACTATCTCTGTTGGGATCTCGTCTACGGCCATAAATCCTCCATGGTGTTCGCTGGCCTAGAATTAGGTGAGCGAATAATCGGGTTTGTCGTGTAGACGAACTTCGTCTAGGCGACGGTG